GGTATATCTTTACATACTGTACTTTAAAGGTATTCTGTAATTGTATTTTTAGCCAAGAACCATTTGTCCCCTGAAAACTGTCTGTACCATCTGTTGGTAACCCTGTAGTGGTTACGTAGCTATCTAGATAAGATATCCATGAATCGCCGTTGACTGTTTTATACTTACCATTAAATGCTTCATAAGGTTGATAACTTCCACTATATTGACTGCTTGCGCTCGCCGTGTAACCAAAACTGGAATTTGCGGTCATCGCAGACCTTGGTTCTTTGACGTGATAGTATCGTGACGATTCCGTGAACTCCGCGACCACGTTGGTGTTGGCGGTCACGGTCAGAAAGGACGATCCCACGAGGTTCGAGGTCGTCAGGGTCTTGTCCGATCCCATGAGCAAGTTTGATGTAATGGTGAGTTCCGAATCGTGTGTGATGTTAGAGGTCGTCAGGGTCTTGTCCGATCCCATGAGCAAGTTTGATGTAATGGTGAGTTCCGAATCGTGCGTGATGTTAGAGGTCGTGATGGTTCCAGATGTCGTCAGTCCACCTACATCAATTGTGGCAGTTGTGACTGCGCCTTGATCTGTCACGCCTTGAAGATTTGGTTGGGCCGCGGTGTTGCTAAGCAAACCTCCATCTCCTAACAACAAAGATGCGGTGAGTGTTCCATCAATTGTAGCTAGACCATTTACATAAAGATTTGCAGTAGCATTTATATTTGAAGACGTAATGATGTTAGCTTCGAGATTAGCCATTTGACCTGGTGTGGACGTGAGTGTTTCATAAACCAATGTTCCTACTGTAAAAGACCCCCCGTTATTGACGACTACGTCTGATGTAATAGTCACTCCATCTGATGCACCAATTGTCAATGGTGACCCACCTTGAATGTTGGAAACTGTAATGGTTCTGAAGGTTGCGTCGCCGTTATATTGGATGTTTGCTCTCAATGCTCCGTTTGTATTGTAAACTTGCAAACAATCATCATTTGGAATCTCAGAAGATATAAGTTGTATAGACGCCAAATTAGACACGTTGGAATTTGGTACGGTTACATTGCTGTCGTCTACATATAACATTGTATTACCTTTAGTCACAAGTGAAATTTGATTACTTCCATATACATTGTTGTTTCCAAATACAATTGCAGCAGGGCTTAGTCCCACCTGAGCCTCATTAACGATAGCTTTTGTATAAACATATTTTGCTGTAGTAAAACCTGGAGTTGTAAGGGCCAAAAAATCACTTGGATTGGTTGAACCAATATCGTGTATGAAACTATCACTTGCGGTTATTGTTCCTGAAGAATCAATTTTGGACGCACTTAAGGTTCCTCCTATGAAGGCGTCGTTGGTGACCGTGTTGAGGTTGGTGATCGTGAGGTTAGAGGACTGAATGTTGGATGCACTTAGGGTTCCCCCAATGAAGGCGTCGTTGGTGACGGTGTTGAGGTTGGTGACCGTGAGATTCGAGGTCTGGATATTGGACGCACTTAGAGTGCCGAGAACTTCATGAGAATTGGTGACCGTGAGGTTAGAGGTCTGGATATTGGACGCACTTAAGGTTCCTCCTATGAAGGCGTCGTTGGTGACCGTGTTGAGGTTGGTGATCGTGAGGTTAGAGGACTGAATGTTGGATGCACTTAGAGTTCCTCCGATGAAGGCGTCGTTGGTGACCGTGTTGAGGTTGGTTACCGTAAGGTTCGAGGTCTGGATATTGGATGCACTTAGAGTGCCGAGAACTTCATGAGAATTGGTGACCGTGAGGTTAGAGGTCTGGATGTTGGACGCACTTAGTGTTCCCCCAATGAAGGCGTCGTTGGTGACGGTGTTGAGATTGGTGATCGTGAGGTTAGAGGTCTGAATGTTGGACGCACTTAGGGTTCCTCCGATGAAGGCGTCGTTGGTGACGGTGTTGAGGTTGGTTACAGTGAGGTTCGAGGTCTGAATGTTGGATGCACTTAGAGTGCCAAGAACTTCATGAGAATTGGTGACCGTGAGGTTAGAGGTCTGGATATTGGACGCACTTAGGGTTCCTCCTATGAAGGCGTCGTTGGTGACCGTGTTGAGGTTGGTGATCGTGAGGTTCGAGGACTGGATATTGGACGCACTTAGTGTTCCCCCAATGAAGGCGTCGTTGGTGACGGTGTTGAGGTTGGTTACAGTGAGATTCGAGGTCTGGATATTGGACGCACTTAGAGTGCCGAGAACTTCATGAGAATTGGTGACCGTGAGGTTAGAGGTCTGGATATTGGACGCACTTAGGGTTCCTCCTATGAAGGCGTCGTTGGTGACGGTGTTGAGATTGGTGATCGTGAGGTTAGAGGTCTGAATGTTGGACGCACTTAGGGTTCCTCCGATGAAGGCGTCGTTGGTGACGGTGTTGAGGTTGGTGATCGTGAGGTTAGAGGACTGAATGTTGGATGCACTTAGGGTTCCCCCAATGAAGGCGTCGTTGGTGACGGTGTTGAGGTTGGTTACAGTGAGATTCGAGGTCTGGATATTGGACGCACTTAGAGTTCCTCCTATGAAGGCGTCGTTGGTGACGGTGTTGAGATTGGTGATCGTGAGGTTAGAGGTCTGGATATTGGACGCACTTAGCGTTCCTGTAATATTAGCGGGTCCTGATAGATAAAGATTTGATGTGTTAACGTTGGACGAGCTTAATGTACCTGTAATGTCTGCAGGTCCTGATACATAAAGATTCGATGTGTTGACGTTAGAAGAATCCAAGATCCCCGTCGCGGTCAAGTTAGTACCTCTAATTTCTCCGACAACGTCCAATTTTTTAGTTGGTGTAGTTGTTCCAATACCTACATATGCAGCTGGATGGACACCTTCTCCACCAGAAATGAAAAACACACTATTACCTTCATCTTGAAAATCCACTACGGGCTGAAGTCCTGTTTGATTTGCTACAATAGCGGGACCGGTGCCTGCATTTTGAACATTCAGTGCAAATGACTCTGTACTAGTTGACGTAATTGTGACAAAACCTCCTGTTACTGACAAATTTCCAGTGATCAATACATGATCTGAAACGCTCAGACGAGGTGTCGTCATACTCAAAGCAGAAAGAGTGCCAGTGACGTCAGCAGGACCGCTGACATACAGATTTGATGTGGCATTGATATTGGATGCTGTAACACCGGACGAGGAGAGATAATTTCCAGCTCCTGTAATTGTAATATTTTCAGAAGATGTAAGTCCCGCCGAAGAAATAGTTCCATCCACTATGGCATTCCCTGTTATGGTTGCATCGCCTACAACGGTGAGATTGGTAATCGTGTCTGCCACGAGATTCGATGTTGATACAGTAGCAGCAAAAACCGTACCAGTGGTTGTTAGTCCCGTTGTTGTGACAGTTCCTGTCACTGGATCTGATTTTAGATCTTTATTTGAAGTTAGGTTAAAGTTCCCGTCACTCAACTGAATGACACCTCTCTTCCCTGAAGCAACAATCCCTCCATCAAAATCAGAAGAGTTGTCTATGGAACTCATTACTATTAATTAAAGACATAAAAACATATTCAACTAATAACGATGGACAGGTTCGACCCTCAGAATGAAAAGCATGTTCACTGGCTGAAGGGCTCTTTTGAGAAGATGGAGCATTACACTTCACCCGAATCTCAAAAGAACGGCAAGGAGTTTGTCCGTTACGTAAACTCTAATCCATTTGGGTTAACTATTAACGCCAGCAACGTCATGGACTGGCCGATGATCCACTCGATGATCGCCACAAAGTACGCGAAGGCGGTTCTCACTGGTCAAGCCTGGCTACCCTGATCTCATAGCCAGGAAACGTGTGACCGACCTCTGAAAGGAAATTTTCCATGATTTTGGTTCCTTGATTTGACATGAAATCAACGTAGATCATTTGTTCTTTGTGATCCACCTTGATGGGTATTCCAATACTTCGCAATCCATCGTAGTGGAAGGGGTTCACTGGCACTTCAATGGTAGTTGTCTCCATAGTTTAGTCTACAATGCCATGTTAGTTTTAACCCTGTATCCTTTGTATATCTTCTTTGCCTTCTTGACACATTCATCATGTAGATCCCCAATGAAGTATCTGGACATCGTGACAGTCACCATTTTTTCATGGTCATCCACCTGGGCGTCGAAGTCAATAGTCCTGATGCCCTCAAATTCCAGGGGTGAAACTTCCATGGCGATCGTCTCGTGTCTCATACTTAAAAATATAATGATTTTTATTTTTAAATATGCTCTACTACAGTTGCTTGTTCAGGAACGTGCCTGCGTACATGTTCAATAAGCGCACCGAACTGAAGAGACCCACCAAGAAGATGATTGAAAATCCTCACGAGCATGTCCACGACTGGATGGAGCACGAGGAGCTCTATTCTCGTCTTCACGATCAAAAGGTTCGTGAACAAGAGAACAAACTGGATGCCATGGAGTTATTCTGTAAGGAAGAACCTCATGCTCTAGAGTGTAGGATTTATGATGTTTAACGTTGTGCCAGCGACATAGCGAATGGATTGTTGTCCAATTGTTTGACAGCAAGGCCCAAGTTGTTTGTCCTGAAATCTGCATTTCCCTTGTAGGCATTGTTATTCTGCTTCCAAGTGATATCGTAATTTTGGGCGATGGACTGGTTTCCGGCGCCTCCCTCTACGACCGTGGAAAGACTGTCGCGGGTCTTGGTGATTTTGCCCTGAACTTGTGTGGCCGAGCCGCGAACGTTCATGCGGCCACCCGGAGGCGTGTAGCCCTTGTTGCCGCGTTCGGCGGGACGCAGAAGGATAGTATTTTGGGTGTTCTGGTAGGCACCTTCGAACGAGTGGATTCCGGGAGCAGCCACGTCGTTGGTTCGCGCCACAAAGTTTGCCTTGTTGCGCGTAGGAGTGTCCTGATTTGTTGCAGAGGATACTATGCGTTTAGGTGCACCAAACTCAAGACCGTCCATGCGGGTCGTGGTTTCCGAGCGGATGGTGGGTCGCTGCGTCTTCACATACTGTTCGCGTTCGCGCTGTCCGGTGAGCATTCCACCCTGACCCTGCGCGCGACCCTGTTCCAGAGGACGCTTTCCCTCGGCGCCCAAAAGTTGGTATGTCTTCTCGGGGCGGTTCTGAGTCACCGTTATACGCTCTGCCCCACGGTCAACAAAATCCTTGGCGGGACCCGACCTGCCCGGAAGAGTGGTCAGGCGATAGGCACCGACATTATTGGGCATCACGCGGAACTGCTGCTGATAGCCACCGTAGGCGGGAACGTTGGCCGGGACGCCGATACCGGGACCGACGAACCTTCGCTCGGCGGACGACAGATTGTTCATGCGACTCGAGACATTCTGGCGATCATACAGATTATATACGGGCTGTCCAAACGGGAACTGTGCATTGGGTGCTGTATCTTGAAGGGTTGCCACGACCTCTTTCTTAGGGTTGATGACGCCACCCATCGGATTATTTGGATTGAACGTCCCGGTGAACAGATCCGTCACGGCTGTCAATTCCTGGGTTGGAGTATTCACATTGTTGCCAAAAAACGGCAATTGCTGTGTCTCCCGGTTCGGAACGGGTGCTGGAGTAAAACCTTCTTTGCGGTCACTGCTGGCGATTTGACGACCCGCCACAGCAATCCCTAACAAGGCCACAAGACTCAATGGGTCCATATTAAAACTAGGGTAGATTTAAATTAGGCTGGATAACGACGATCAAAAACGGCGTTCTGAACATTCGCCCGGCTGCTCGCGGGATCCCACGACCGAGTACGAAGAGGCACCGAGCAAGACATCTCCATTGAAGGGAAGTCGTATTGGCGACCGGCATAGCCCTTCTTGAAGAACGTGCTAGACTGAGGCCGGAGCATGTCCTCGACCAGAATCAGATTTCCTGGAGCCCCCTTGCCAGCCATGTAAGGGGCCGTCCCGTAGAGGGGTGTCGAAGCGCGACCCGAACCTGCATAATTGAGGTTGCTGACTACCGGAGGCGCGATCACGTGATCGTAGGCGCAATCCACTGGCAGACTCTCGGCATCCAAAAGAACCTTTGACGTGTTGAGCTGATAAGCCATATTACTATCACCAGAGATTTTAACTAGTGGTGCCACCGAAAGTTCCTCTGAGCTGCTGAAGTTCGGGCATCCTGGACTGTCCAAACATTGACGCGTCACTGGGATAGCAAGCATCGGTATTATCCCGACAGACCTTGTTCATCAACGGGGCATAGGCACCGCGAAGGAATGCGCTCTGATCGTTGGGGATGGTCGTTGACGGCATGCTGTAAAAGGCACGGGACGCCTGGTTTCGGCTCGAATAGACGTCAGCCTGGTCGGTGGGAGTGCCGTCGTTCATAAACTTCTTCACCTTGTCCTTGACGGTCGGGTAATAGCACGCCGCCGTTCGCTTCGGGTTGTCCACGTAGTCCGAAATAAGTACATTGGCCATGGGATTTTCCTTGGTCGGTTGCTCGCACGACTGCCCTGGGGTGGTCGCGTTGAATCTGACCCCCTCCTCCTCGAACGAAGCTGGTCGCATGCCTTCCTTGATGCCTCCCGCCAGAAGCATGGAAGCCATGACCATGATAACCGTGAGACCCAGGTAAATAACCCTGATGTCGCGATTGATGACGTAAAGGATCGCCATGGTGTAGAGGATGAACCTCGTGGCGGCATTGAGCCTCTCCACGGGGGTCTGCTTGGCCAAAGGCCAAAAGAGTAGCACCTTGTTCTTGGCAAACAGATGCGATGGATTTCTAAACCACGGTTGTTCCATTCTTATTTATTGACTAGTTATTTTTTTCACTCGGATGCACCGGGTGGCTGCTGAAGAATCTTGCTCAGATTTCCCATGAGCGGGCCAAGGGCGCCCATGATCTTCGCTTCATCGAGACCTCCCTGACCGTCGCCGAACTGCTGCTCGACCTTGGAGGTCATCTCCTGCATCATCGCCGGGTTCAAAAGATTTCCAAGGATACCGGCAAAGGGGTTAGACTCGGCGTCGACATCTTCGCCCTGGGGTGCAAACATCTTATTGATCATTTCGGGTGAAAAGTCCATCTTGGTTTGGCGGGACGCCTGGATCTCCTCCTCGCTGACGTTGTTACCGAGCACGTAGAGACCCTGAACATACTGCCAGATCGCCGAGCGACTTCCATCCGAAAGCTCAGAATTCCACATGGACTCGAGGTCGAGGGTCTTCAAAATTCCATAGCTACGCGAAAGTTCCTCGAAGATCTTCTCATCCTGATTGCGAATCAGATCTTCGTGAGGCTTCACATTTTTCATAAACGTTTCCAGACATACACCAGCATCCTTCTTGATCAGCATGCCGACCGTGTTCCTGTAGGTCTTCACAATGGTATTCTCTGGGAACGTGTGAGCCAGTTCATCCACAAACTGTAGAAGAAGTTCGTTAAATGTATCTACACTGGCCATTTCGTACTATTTAAAAGGAGTAAAATCTTTAATTACATACCGCGACTAACTTCTGGAAAGGGCGTCTCATAAATCTCCTCGCGCTGAGAGATGCCGAGATAGACGATCGCGCCTACCAGAATGGCATTCAGAATCGCCGGTTTGATCATGTCCGCATTCCTGGGAGGCGCCTCGCGATTGATACGGGCGACCAACTGGATGTAGGCCATTGTGACGACCGCACCGACCAAAGCCGCGATCAAAGGATTTTTAAGCGAATCGCTGATCATTATTACATAAAGCAGATTTTAGTATGTTTAACGGTTCGCATTGGGATTTATAGAAAAATCTTCTTCTTCGTCCATCGGTGTCATGGGCGCCCTCCTCATAATCTTGTCGTTGAACGTAAAATTCTTGGTCTCCTGAGGTGGTTCCATGTCCGGTTCTTCTGATGCCATTTCAGGTTCCGGTTCAGGTTCCGGTTCCTGTTCAGGTTCTTCGTGTGATTCCTCATCATATTCACCTCCCACGGGAATCTCCCCCTCGCTTGGAAACATACCAGTCTCTTCTTCCATTGGCTCGGGCTCAGGCTCGGGCTCGATCGTCTCACCGTTCATGACGTCCACGGCATTCTTGTTAAGGTAGGTCTTCAGGATCTGATTGATCGGAAGCATCTCCTTGACCGTCTCTTCGACCACCCCTTCCATCCGCTTGATGAGATCCTTGCGACGGTCGTTCCTGCTCCCGACCTCCTGATAGATGTAGGGATCCTCATAGATCCGCTTGGCGACGTTGGTGTAGACGCCCAGCACGAAAACGTCGTTGGTGGGAATCTTGAGAGACACCTTGCGCGAGTCCTTGGAGAGCCTGACCGACGAAATGATCTTGACCGTGGCCACGAAGCATGCCGCCGTCATCTCATCCAGGCATCCACCACACCTATCCACACACTTGCCGACCTCTGAATCGATCCGATAGTTGTTCCACTTAGGGATATTGGCGAGTTTCTCCTGAAACATTTTGAGCGTGTTGCGTCCCTGGGTCTCCACCTTGGCTTCGGCGTAGAGCGAGTCCATGCAGTCCAGAGCGCTGGGCAAAATTGTGGACGAAAGTTGGTTCAATAGTTCCTTCTTGGCCTCCACAAGAACATTAAGGTTATTGTCCATAGTTACTGATAAAATGTATTTAATTCAGCGATATTTGTCCGCGGCTTTTTTGAGGTTCGCGAGGGATGCAAACTCATTTTCCGGCTCTTTGGGCTTGGACTTGGGCTTGGAACTGGACTTTTTGGACGTCTTGGGGTACCACGAAACAAACAATTGACCATTTTCATATAATTGTGTGAAGAAACCGCCGTTGATGAATTGTCGCTCGACGTACTGGGCGGCCTTGTTCAGGTCAAATGAAGGGAATCCTATAAGGAACGAAGGCACCTGAACCCAAGTTTCGTGCAGTCCCAAATCAGCGACTTGCCTCACCTTGGTGCTGGCGCGTTCGTAAATCTCCGTATAGAGTTTCTTTTTTAGCTCTCGTTTTCTGTGGTCGATCTGTTGAACTTCGTCCACCCTCAAGGGCATTTCTATTAATCTTTTAGTTTTTACTAATTCACATTTGTCGTATCCTCGTCTGGATTATTGGCGAGCCACTCGGTTGCAGCGGAAACGGTCTTACTATACCTCATGTCTTCGCCATCGCCCCACTTGTCCTTGATCGCCTTATCGACAAGTGCCAGGGCGCTCTTGTTGGGCACGTTAGAGTTGGCAATGGTATCGTAGGGCATCCATTCGCCTGCAGTGAGTGTATCCTGAAAAGCCTTGATCTTTTCGCCGTTCTTTAAGGGCTGACTGGTAATACCTTGAATCTTGATGCCATCCTCATCTCCAATGGCAATAACGTCCACTTCGGTACCGTAGAAGCGCTCTGTTTCAAGAAGCAGGAAACGGCATCGGTACGTCGCTGGAACATTATCAGGAACCGTGGAATAGTTCTGATCTCGCTTGAGTTGATCAAGGTAGTTGATCAGTGCGGTTCGAGCTAATTGTTCTTGATCAGTGCCGTCTCCGTCCCTGGTGAGTAAGGCGTTCTTGTCACGAGCCTGAAGGAACTCGACATATGAATCATAAACGTCTGGGCGTTTCTGTTTGAGTTCGCTAATCTTGTCCGGTGAATCAAACACTTGAATGAAGATAGTTTCAATTGGGAACATTTTCAGCCCTTGTGTATTGAATATTTCATTGACGGTGGCGTCCAAAATCTTCTTAATCATAAATGCTTTGATCGATACATCCTCTACTGGGTTTCCGGTAATCTCGAGATTACCTTCTGTTATCACACCGGTGACGGCGGGACGGAATCCAGCGAACCCGCGATCCCACCTGAGTCCCTCGCGGTTCATGACAAGGTATCCCACAATCGCGACAACCAGCACGATGAAAAATATAGTCTGCATACGCATCTTATATACTGGTGCGAAATTATATCCCCTGATAAATTCACCAACGCTTGTAAGAAAGCATGTTTGCCATCATGTTGTACAGTCCACGCTGTCAACACTGTCTTGAGATATTCAATCTATTGGATCAATGTCCTATCAAGGATCAGATCAAGTACCAAAACATTCACGAAGAATCTGTTCCAGAAGATTATCGCAAGGTGCTTACCCATGTTCCAGCATTGATCACCAAGGACGGGAGACCTTTGATGGGTCCAGAAGTCAAGCAGTGGGTTCTTTCCATGATGCCAAGTGAAGTGGAATCCTTTGATCATTCGGCATTCGCATCATTTGATGGAAATCCCACTTCGGCACCAGGTCTATTTGATCTTGAATCCTATGGCGCTCCGCTGGCGCCTCTTATGACACCCGAGTTGGAAGCCAAGATAAACAAGAAAACCACAACTAACTAAATGATCACAAACCCAGAAGAAGTTCCAAAGTCACTTGGAAATACATATTCGTATAAACAAGGATACAGTTCGTGGAAAGAATTCATCAAGGAACGTGGGGACTCTGGATTCAAACAATTTCTTGAAGATCTTTATGTGCGCGAATTAAAGAAAACGCGCAATGATTCTAGTAAATGTTCTTGAAAACTATTCAAGCAACTGCATTTAAAAACATCTTTGAGGTTCTCAAAGACATCCTCAACGATGTTAATGTATCTTTTAGCAAAAAGGGGATTCACATGTTGACCCTAGACAATGCTCGCACTGCTATGGTAGAACTATTTCTGGATGGTAATCAATTTGAAGAATATTCATGTGAAAATGAAATTATTGTTGGTATTAATACCACAAATGTTTTTCGTGTTTTGAAGTCTGTCACAGTAAATGATGTACTGGTAATGAAGATTGAAGAAAATCATGTACTAAATATTTCTATTGAAAATAGTACAAAAAAGAGCAAAAGTCATTTCAACCTTCGACTCTTGGACATAAACGACGAGATGTTTGAAGCACCAAAACTCGTGGTAATGAGTATTACAACTTTTCAGACCGTAGATTTTCAGCGGTTGTGTAGAGATATTTCGCATATTGGTTCTGAACTTGTAATAGAGAGATCATTCAAAAAGATTGGGTTCCGATGCACTGGTGACTTTGCAGAACAGTACACTGAATATGACATCGACTCTGATACCACCAAATTCGATTCTATGAAAGATGTATTTTCACTTAAATATCTAAATCTTTTCACAAAGGCAACATCAATGTGTTCCAATATGAAACTTCACCACCACGGAGAGGAGATGCCTCTCGTCCTGGAGTATAAGGTTACTTCACTAGGTGAACTTAGATTCTACTTGGCACCAAAGTGCGAGGAGTAAGTTCTTCATTCTTCTTAATAACAATCTTTTTACCAAACATATAGACGTGCCACTCATCTGGTACCTCTTCATTGGCATCAAATAGATCCTCCATACGGATGTCTTTGACGTTGTGAAAGTCCGACCTCGGTCCGGCGTAGCGCAGAAATCGAGCTGTATCCCACATCTTCACTTCGCCATTTTCCATGACTGCCTCGACCTTGTTAATCATGATCGGCCCTTTCATTCCTTCCGATTCTTCAATATCACGTATCCTGCGCATAGGGTCTCTGGTCACCATAGAATAAGGTGCACCGCGGTAGGTATATTCCTGCTCATAACGAATGTTCTCAACACACTCTGGCTTCTTTCTACGCAACACGTAAATGGCATCCCTGAAGTCTGGATAGTAACACGTGATATAGGTCTCTCCTGAGTTCATCAAAGGCCAGCCCTCCATAATTCGCTTCCACTCTGGCGAAGGAAAAAGACAATCTTTTTTTGTATTAATATCATAGATCATTTTCAAAGGCATAGTTACCTTATAGGGATCCTCGTTATACCACCACCCGACAAGCTTGACGAGAAAATTATACATTTAAAGTTATAACGATACTTTTCTTTAAATGAGTTTACTCGAACGATATAACACAAAAATCAAAGAATATGAGAATGATCAAAATGCTTTACATGAATACATAACTATGGCATCCCCTTATATAAAAAGATATCACGAAGAGAATTGTCGTCGTGATATATTTTTAGAATATATGCGCGTAGTAGAACAAGATATTACACAAGCAATTGATACAGACTTTAATACTACAGATACAATAAACAAAAACGATAATTGTAAAAATTGTAATTCTACAAATGTGCACGAAAATGAGACCGAAGGAGAAATCGTATGTCAGGATTGTGGTTCATGCGAGAGTTATATAGCCACCAGATTATCCTACCAAGACGAACAGGACATTTCAAAGAATACTCAATATTCATATAAAAGACAGAATCATTTCAATGAATGGGTTCAGCAATTTCAAGGTAAAGAAACGGCTAATATTCCAGATGAATTGATAGAACAATTGCGTTATGAACTCAAGAAACAGCGTATTGAACAAGTATCTAAAATAACTCACGCCAAGGTACGAGGCCTCTTGAAAAAAATGCGCCAAAATAAATACTATGAACACATCCCTTATATTGCCAATATTCTTACCGGCGTGAGACCGCCAGAAATGCCGATCGCTCTCGAAGAGCGTCTCAGACTCATGTTCAATGAAATACAGGAACCCTTTGACCAGGTGTGTCCCAAGGATCGCAAGAACTTTCTGAGTTATCCATACGTTCTTTACAAATTCTGCGAACTTTTGGGAGAAGACCAGTACCTTCCCTACTTTCCACTTTTGAAGTCCAAGGAAAAACTCACTCAACAGGATGTCATATGGAAGGACATGTGTGAAATTCTCAAGTGGGAATTTATTTCAACAGTATAACTAGCAAGGATGTCGTCCTACATGAGACTGAATGATGGAATTTCCATCAATAAGATAAATCCGTACGCCGACCCGATGAATTTTACGCCGGGTGTCCCTCTGGGTGGTGCTTACAAGGCGGTATATAAACCCTCAGATGAACCCCAGGTGGCGCTTGTTAACGCCGTTCGCCCCGTAGGGGATGCGCTCGGAGGACCACTTGAAACCCACATGACAGAAACGAGTCAGGGGTGCGAGAAGACCATCGCCGCGGGGTGGAGAACCCCGTACTACTGCACACCGGGATCTCAGAATTATCCACTGAACAGGAAACCAGTACCAGAGCGAACATATTCACTGCCTCCTTGGAACGACACACCCAAACCCAACGAACCCATCACCGTAAAAAAGGAGGGCATGGTCGGTAGTATGGACGCTGCAAACTTCGCGGGTAACGCTGCTTCAGCTATACTCATAGCCCTCAGTATTATGACGCTCGTCAAATTTTTGTAATTTTGACGCTCTCTATTTTAGGGTTTCGTTTTTCTATTGTATCCCTCTCGAACTGAATTTTATTCAGGATACCTGGGCACTCGTGAAACTCCACTTGAATACAAGAGGTACACAGAGACGCGTGATCGCAGTAAGCACATGGAACGCAGATAATCTTCTTTCTTTTACAGTGACCACATCTCATATTAAAGAAGTGAGGAGTCTTACTTTTAAATATGGAAGCCAAAAACTTTCGAACCTTTCTTGGAAACGTCATCAAAGCGCGTGATGAAATCCAGGAACCTAAGCCCACGTTGCCTAGAGTGTCTACGATGACGGTCATGGGAGGCAGGGATGGCATCACGACCCCTCTCGCGACTTTCAAGGAGAAGTTTGTCGACGGGACCGGTGGTTGGAACATGGGAACAACCCATTTCAACAACTCACTGACACTGTCAAAGGATGTCGGCGAAACCAAAAAGCGCTCTGTCAAGTTGTTTCCGAACGGGAAGATTCACGTGACAGGATCATCTACACCAATGGAAGGACTGGAAATCATCCAGGAGATCCAAAAAATAGTAGATGAGGTCTTTCCCGAGACCAAAAACAATCCCGTGTCACCCATGGAAATACAGATGATCAATGCAACGTTCCGTCTCCCTCACGGCATCGATCAGATGGCTTTGTTGGATCTTTACAAGAAACACAAAAAGTTTGTGAAAAAGCCATCTTACAGTCCAGAGACTTACTCGGCGGTGAAAGCCAAGATGTTCAACATGACGGTCAGTGTTTTTAAAACCGGTAGCATCGTAATGTCGGGCGCCAAGAATTTCAAGGATATCGCCATGGCATACAAGTTCTTGATCAGAATTCTTTATGATCCACTAGTCGAGGGGGACTTCATAAACTTCAAGGAAAAGAATGACAGAATGGTACATCAGAAAGAATCATTCCACCAGAGGATCAGAGATTTTTATCTACTGAATAAGTAAAAGATGTCTCAGCGTCTTGGTATGGCCGATGGTCGCGCCTTCACTATTTACACCTCTAACCAGCTGATCAACGATAAGATCATGGCTGATAATGGTATTGCGTATCCTCTTAACTACCAGTACCGCCAGCTGATCACCAAGATGGGTCCTGATCTGCTCAAGCCCATCACCGACCTTCAGCGCGTGGGTCCGGTGCCCTCCAATAGCATCACTCGGTGCTTCTCGGCGGATGTCCCGCTGCTCAAGGTCCCCAAGACTAATTAAATAATAAACTCCTTGAAATTCCATTATGGACTACGTAAAGCAATTTCAAGATGCATGTGCCGCTATGAAGAAGGACGGAACTCTTACCCAGGAGAGGATGACCGTCGCCTGGCTCATGTTTATGCCCAAGGATCAGGCCGAAAAGGCCGTCAATACTGCTAGAAAACTTAGTTCGCGTAAAGCAGAGCCCCCATCCCGTTCTGGACCCTGAGAATGTTGTAATTGACCGCATAGATAGGACCATTGATACTTGAATCGTTGATGAGTTTGATCGAATCCATGCGCGAAAAGTTGCACGTTCCGGTGGGCTGGAGCTTGGAGGCATCCAGACAGAAGGGGATCATCAGTTTTACATTGTAGTATCCAGTAGTACTATTGGCTGCATCCGTTCCAGACTGAGTCTGATGATGATAGGCCGAAACCGCAGTGTAATGTGGAATCGCTTGCTTCTTTTCACCTACATCCGTACCGTTAAGCTGAAGAAGAACCTTTTGGTCTGCAGCAAACGCGCTTGCGGTGGAAGCAATAAACTTAACCGGGTGATTGAACGGAAGTTCGGTCGTCTTGTTATTCGGCGCCGGGATATTCTGTACCTGATGAATAAGCATATCCATAGGTCGTTCAGACATCATGCGACGCTCGGGCTCGTCCAGAAAAACATACCTGGACCATGCCTCGATTGACGAACTGCCAACAAGAATGGCATCTGTAGCCGTGTAGGTAAGAGAAGTCGCGCTATAGTTTGGCGATCCGCTGTCCGCAAGAACATCTCCGGTAATCAGACCAGCTCCATCAACAGTATATCCTGTGATACCGGCGGCAGTGAGTGCATCCCTAAGAGTAACTCCAGTGTCAGCCTCCACTGCATCGGCGGCTGCTTTGAATGTAGACTCAAGTGTGGCGCGATTGGGGTAGGTGTTGGGCGCTTCTGTTGCAGTAAATCCAACAGCTTGTGCAGCCTTGTAGTTGGCAATCGCGGTCGTGATGGCTGTATCCAATGGGCTGATGTCGGTGCCCCAGTAGATTCTCATCTCCACATCGTGGTACTGGAGGGCAATCAAGGGGAGTGCCGACTGCCAGTTCTCAGAGAACCAGAATTTGATAGGGTAAAAAAAGTTGGTATTGTCTTTACCACTTGGACCTGGACCAAATATACTCTTAGAAAGTGTATTCGCCA